ATCTTTAGAAACTCATCTGTGCCTGTGCCATCCAGCGAACTGTCAAAGATTTCATCCAGTATCAACAGGTTCGTGTTTGTGCTATTCTTCATCTTTGCAACTGCTCTCCATGTGAACAACAGTGCAAGGTCAATACGCATCTTCTCACCCTCACTGAATGACGCATAGGTAAACTCATCCCGATATCGTGACTTGATGGTTTCCTCAAAGTTCTCGTTCAAGGTGAAGTTCACATAAAACTCCATTGACGTAAGATAGGTATTAATCAACCTATTCATGATAGGAAGATACTGCTTGATAACCTTAGTCTTGATACCCGTATCCTGTAGCATGTTTCGTGCCGCTTCTGAGTAGGTCTGTTCTTCACGCAACTTTGCCTTCTGCATATCAAAACCTGAAAGAGTTTCCTTCAGCTCATTCAGTTTTTCATGATCACCCTTATTTACCTTGCCACACTCTAACCCACTAATTTCTGATTGCAGTGTTGCATTGAACTTCTCAAGTTGAACAAGTGAACTATTCTCTTTTGCAATCTCAACCCTATTTACCTGTATGTTCTGATTGACCTCGTTGATGATATTAACCTTAGCCTGTGTCTGTTTCAACTCCTCTAGAAGTTCTTTTATTCCAGAATTAAGTTTTTCTGACTTAGAGTTTTCTTTCTCAACCATATCGTCTTTGAACGACTCATCGATATGTTGTTGACACGTTGGGCAATCCTCATTGTTCTCAAAGAAGTTAATCAGTTTGCTATGCGCCCTGTGTTTTTCTTTCAGCTGTGACTGAATGTCCTTGAGTTTATTGAACTTCTCTTCAATCTTTGCAGAGTTAGAAATCTTATCATGCATCGCAGAAGTGTCATCCTCAATATCAGAAATCCTAGACCTCTTCTTGAAGATATCTTCCTCATTACCAGCAATCAGAAACGTCTTTTCTTTAATGATTTTTTCCCTGTTCTGTTCTACATCTGCAATATACTTCTCCTGTAGAGAAATCTTCTCCCCAGTTAAACTATAGTGGTAATCAGCTTCACGCATATCATCAGAGATAGTCTTCAATTTCTGTTTGAGAAGCATATTCATAAGTGAGAAAATCTGAATGTCAAGGATTTCCTCAACAACCTCTCGGCGGTGTTTAGACTTCAGCTGCATGAAAGGGATAAACGTAGATGACCCCAGAATAACAACCTGAGTAAAACTACGATAGTTCAACTTTAGGATTTGCTGTTCAAGATACTTCTGGTAGTCACGGGAGTTAGCGTCTTGGTTATACAACTTACCGTTGACATGGATTTCAAAGATATTTGGCTTGATGCCACGAATAACCTTAACCTTCTTAGTTCCAATACGAAACTCCACCTCTACTAGTGCAGCACTACCATTGACAGAATTTAGAAGTTGAGGTTTGTTGATATTACGAAAAGGCTTACCAAATAAACCGAAACATAAAGCATCAAGAATAGTAGATTTGCCTGCGCCGTTTTCTCCAATAATTAATGTGGTAGAATTTCTATCTAACTGAATCTCTGTAAAGTTATTACCAGTTGATAGGAAGTTCTTCCATCTCACAGTCTCAAAATGAATCATAGCTCTAAATCTTGCGCCTCACTGTAAAGTGACCGCATCGTGTTCTTCAATCGGTCCTTGCTCAAAGTAACATCCAACTGGTCAATGTATTTCTCCAATAGTGTCATAGTGTCTTCGGTGTTCTCTACAATGTCATCTGATACATTTTCAGCATCTAACTCAGAGAAGTCTTCGATAATCTTGACCTCAAATGCGTCAGCCTGTAACAACCTATCTGTGAACTTGTCGAACTGATACAAGTCTTTCTTGTTGACCACAATCAGTTTTACATACTTCTCTTTATACTTAGACACGTCTTCTTTGGTATAGTCGTTAACAGTATCGTCATAGAAAATCTTCTCAAAAATTGTATGAGGATTAATAATACGTTCTAGTTCCCGATTCTCTGTATTAAAGATGTGAAAACCTTTTGGATCATTATGGTCACTCCATGTAATCTCATACGGAGTGCCCAAATAATATATATGACCATCATCGGATTTATGATGAAAATGTCCACTAAAGCATAAGTCAAACCTACGGAACAATTCCTTATCAAAGGAACCCTCTGCCAAATAACCTTTGTGCATTTCAAAACCATTTACCTCTAAATGACCCATCAAAATCTGTGCGGGGGAAGTCTTCAACGCATTCATTGCAACTTCATAATTACCAGCATTAATCCACGGCATAAACTGAATTGGTATACCATCAAATTCCACAACCTGTGGGCCAGTGTAGATGTTACACCTGTCAGAACCTACCAGCTCTTCCATTGAGTTGATTTCATTAGTGTTCTTATAAAAGGTGTCATGATTACCAATGATAATATGAAGGTCAATTCCCAATTCAGAAAATCGGTTGATGAACCTCTGCCTAAAATCATTGGCAGTTTTAAAACTGATGAACTTTCTACGGTCTGTAACATCACCCATATGAACACAGGTAGTAATTCCCCTCTCAATTAGAGTGGGGAAAAATACATCGTCATAGAATTTGTAGAAATAATCATTGATGTTTTGGTTATCATTTCTAGCTCCGAAATGACTATCGGTAATTATGGCAATCTTCAACGCTCGTCACCCAGAACCGCTACCTTTTCCATATCATCTTCCATAAAATTCTCTAGTCCTTTTTTACTTTTTTTTTCTACCGTCTTTGGTTTATATACATCTTCAAATGGAAGATTGTCTGTAGCAAAAGAGTTGTCGATATTATACGTTGTAGAATCACCCGGCATTGTATCAAAAGATTGATAGTTACTACCTGATACGATTCTGTTTTTAACGTGGGTTTGCTTTTTTTCTTTTTGGATTCTTCGGATGAATGCGTAGTAGATGATTTGGGTAAAGTATGCGAAAGGGTTGCTTGACTTCTCTGAATTGAAGTTCGAAGCATATTGAAGGCAGTTTTCGATACCATCTGAAATCATATCATCCTTGTATGTGTAGTTAATAAAATTAGGGCGATAAGACAGGTGCGTTGCAATCTTCAAAAAACATTCACCCATGTAGTTTGTCACAGCGGGTTTCCGTCCATCATCGTCTTCTTCTGAAAGCTTGCACTTTTCTTTCCACTCAATCATCGCCTGTAGAAAAACTTTGTTGTCTACATAATGTTCACCTTTAGCTTTCGCCATAATTACTCTCCTAATATTTATTCACTATACATCAATACGCTTATAATGTCAAGGGTCATTATAATTTTAAAGGAACCTTGACTCTGCTCAAATTTCGTGTTACATTTAGTTGTTGGGGTTTAAGGAAACAGATTAATGTATTGTATCATTATCTGTTTCTAGATTATCTAAAAGTTCTTCATAGATATCTTCATCTGTAAAATCATCCACAGTATCAATTTCCTCAGCATCATCTAATTTATTAATTATTCCTTCATAATATATACTTAAACCCGGCGAAGCTGGCAACATAACAATAACATGTTTAGGATCAATCTCAAAATATATTTGTTCTGTAAAGGGTTGTACCCATCGTGAGAGCATTAGAGATTCTGTCATACCTCTTCGTGTCATATTTGGTTGAATATTCATTAGTAACGGCCTTGAAATTTCATACTTTCCATCACCCTCAGTTAACTCACAAATGATGTTTTCACCACTAATGAGCTTTAAGATTTTGTATGTATCTGTGTTCATCGTAGTTTTACCTTACTAATTTCATAGTTGAATTGTTCTGCATTGTATATATTTATATATCGATACTAATATTAGTATCGACCACCTTGAAATAGTAAATGATATCTAGTTTCGTTTCCATTTTTTACGGCATGAAAGTTATGAACATCAAGTCTATACATATCGCCCGGTTCAGCTGCATACTCACCTCTGGGATATATCGCTTGTCTAGACCCTTCGGGTTCATTGAGTGACATATTATAAAGAAACTGTTTATCAGGACCGTGATCGTGTGGAAGTATTTCATGGCCAGCACCCAACTTACTCAACACTGGATTGTGAAACACAGGAAATTTTTCCATTAGTTTATATACAGTAGGAAAATCTTCAATTGTTGGTGCTGTCCACCAGTAGTCAGTATCCGGTGGTGCAAGACCTTGACCTTCAATTCCAGAGAATTGAATTTCTAAAAGATATTCCCACCTGTCCATCGGAGCTCCAGATAATGTAGTTATATTATTTCGTAGTTCCTCAGAAAAATTCTCTCCATCAAATGTATGGTTCCACCCATCAAAATTTTTTGCTTCTTCTAAAATACTTTCATGAAACTCTACATATTTTCCAAAAAGGTGTAAAGAATCAGATTTAGTATCTGTCCACTCTTCTATTGTATTCCAAAAATTTTCTCTGTCAATCTTCATAATATCTCCTATCGTAGTTTTACCTTACTAATTTCATAGTTAAATTGTTCTGCATTGTATATATTTATGCGTTCTTGAAAATGGTTAAGGGTAAAGTTACTCTGGTCTCTAAAAGTCATATCATCTGCAATATCAAAAATTAAAACGGAATCTTTATTCTCCCCCTGACGCAATCCTCTACCGATACTCTGGAGCACTCTAATTCTAGACTTAGACGGACTTGCGAGCACGATGTTATGAATGTTACGAATATTAATGCCAGTACTAAAAGTTCCATACGAAGCAATGGTGATAGAATTTTTCTCATTTTCAACAACTGATCGTATTTCTTCACGTTCTGTAGTGCTTGTGTTTCCATAGATGAAAAATATTTTTCTAAGTCTATCATCAAATGTACCAGTATTTTTTGCATCTTGAACTGCTTGGTGTAAGGGTTTCCCATGTTTCTCAACTAATTGATACAGGCATAATGTGTTGCCGGGAAGGTGCATCAACAATCCAGCAAGAAATTTGTTTCTACGTTCATGTTCGCCTAGGAATTGTAGTTCCTCTGCGTAAGTCATTCTCTCTCGTATATTCTCGTGCTTTAAAATAATGCACTTGATTTTAAGGTCAGCAAGAGATTTATTATCGATTAACTTCTTTGTGGTAGTTACTTTTTCAACTGGACCAAATAGTCCCTCTAATACAAGTTGATGCGTCTGAGTACCGTCTAAAGTCCCTGTAAGACCGAACCTGTACTTACATTGGTGTAACTTCGTCATGATACCAGTAAGTGACTTGGCCTTAAACATATGAGCCTCATCACCAATCACACAACCAAACTGTTCAAAATATTTCTTTGGCAACTTATAAATTGATTGCCATGTCGATATAACAACGTCCTTCTCAACCTTACTGGAGTGTCCCTGATATACCTTCTGACAGTATGTACCAGAGCTCCACCCATAGTCTTCAAAGTCTGAATACATCTGTTCCACAAGTGAGGTGGTAGGAACTAGTATCAGGGTCTTCAACCCCATCATATGATAATAACGAACTAACGAATATATTACGAGTGATTTGCCCGAAGCAGTAGGAGAAACAAGAAGAGCACGATCTCTGGAAATACCATGATGTACAGCATCAATTTGGTAGTCACGAACCTTGAGAGATTTTCCGCCGGATTTGGGTTTGAGTGACCTGATGAAATCTCTAACAACCTGACGTACAATACTCCGATCATTTTCAACTCCTTTTTCTACTATATAGTCAATCCCGTTTTTCTGACAGAATCCTTTTATATACTCAAGCAGACCAACGTATATTTCACCTGTTGCTGGAGAAAAGAGTCGTATCTTTCCATCCCACATTCGGTTACGATACATGGGCATAAACTTAAATCCGGGCACCTCAAAGGTAAAGAACTCCGTCAACTCTTGTCGAGTAGAATCTGTCATCTCATCTAGAACTAGATAGACTTCATTCTTTTTTGATATACGCATTAAATCATCCCAGCCTCAAACTTTTTCCAATCAGTTGCGTTGCGAATGTCCCATCCACGATTGTCGATAGACTTAATCACACCCTTGCAGTAGTCCACACAGGATTCGTAGTACCCAATTTTATTTGAAATTCTAAGAATGTCCTCGTCGGACTGAATGTACATTGTAAGGTCTGTCTTCATGACCCTAATGTCAAACGGTTTTGCAGCATACACTTTTGCATCTGCCTTACCACCATAGTATTCCCACTTCTGTCGATATAGAAGTTGGTGGTCAGTTTTAGCTTTAACCAAAAGCAGTTCAAAGTCTGCCTTGAAGTCCAACCATTTCCGTTTAATCATTTGATTTTTGAAAGATTCCTGATCGACATGTTCTAGATCAGTTATAGGAAGGTCTTCTCTTGCAGTTCTCTTTAATACTTCTAAATCCATGTTTACCTCATAATAAAAAAAGTGAGCAGTCTGGTTTCTCTCTGCGATATATTGACCCTGATGAGTTCGAACGAGTTGTCATCAGAAATTAAGTCTAAAGATTTGATTAACTGTTAAAGCTTACCAAATCTGCTCACTTGTATTTAGACACCTTCAAATTTATAGATTTGGTATTTGAATGTTACATCAGCAGTCATATACTCAACATCTGTTGCACCCTGTGTATAATCTAATCCACTAAGTGATATTGGAAATACGTTCTGAAAATTTACGTTTAAAATTGGGTTGTTCTTGTTTGACAGGATCATAAGAAATGCATCTGAGTACATTGCCTTATCTGGTGTTGCATTACCAACAATATCAACTACTGGCGTTGAACCACCAGCAGGCGTGTTTGATGTCACATCTCTATGCGCTCTAAACTCAGCTCTGTCGGATGGAAATCCATAACCAGTAAGCCAGTTGTGTAGTGACTGATAATTTTCCAGATACTCATCCACGATAAATGTGATAGTAAGGTCCGCATAAGTGAGTTTATCACCCATGATTGGAATATTATTGAATGGGTTTGCAAAATCTACTGATGCGCCATCGATGCCGGGTAGGTTTGCATTGATCGTAAAGAACTCTACCTTTGGTAATTGTTGAATACCAAAACGAAACTGAGTTGGACTTGCATAGTCTAACTGGTCTGGTTGTCTTGCGAGGGGTGATTGTGCAGTTGCCATCTAATTATATTCATGCATCATATTTGATACTTTGAAGAAGTCCTGGCGTAAACATACCATCATACTTATCATACATATACTCAGTTGCCTCCTTGAAACGTAGGCGTTCCTTATCAGACATGGTAACTACATTAATGGTATCTTCCTCACATTTGGACTTAACAACGTCAATGTCTTCTACAGACCAGACACGTTCTGCCCTAGCTGCATCAAAAGATGCATCTTCAATTTCAGTTTTAAGATCGTCTTCAAGAGTGTTCCAGAAGTCCTTAGCAACAAGAATTGTAGTTAGGAATAGTGAATGTTCTGCATCGTTGATTGTGTTCATAAACTCATTCTGTTTCAAACCATAGAAACGGGGATAAGTAGATTCGCCACCAACAATAATATCACCCTGTACACCTTCGTTAATCTGTTCAAGTTCCATAGGAACAGGAATAGCACCAACTGCGCTAAGAGTTTCCTCTGCGATAGGAGACTTATTGCAACGCAACTTTTGACCCTCGAAGTCTTCAATCTTGTGAAGTTCTACGTTAGCAGGGATCATTCTAAATCCACCAGAGTAGGTAAACGCAAGACCCTGTACGTTACTATTAGCATTAAGACCAGCAAGGAGAGACTTACCGATATCACCCTCAAGCACTTCTTTTGCATGATCGTGATCTTTGAAAATGAATGGCATATCTAATGCCCACATGTCTTTCGAATGAGTTCGTCCAAGAGTAGAAGTATACATCTGGGACATTTCAATCTCGCCATCCTCCATCAACTGAAGAAGATCGTGTTTCGTGATCTTCTCGCCAGACTTATATTTGTCAGCATATTCTGATAGAGTTAAGATTTCCAAGTTAATAGCGCCCGGCATCTTCTCTTCCATAGTTGATTTAAAATGTTTTGCAGCTCTAAGAAATAATTCAATAGGTTCGTGTGCAAGCACCCAACGGATGGTTTTCATGTGAGTCTCCCTTTATATGTATCTATTTATAATATAATCTTGTCTGTATCAGAAGAAACTTTCTTCCAATCAAACCGATTCCAGAGTCTTTCGTGGCAAATATACAAAATACTATTAATGACTAGAGCCATTAACCCCACTACTAAACCTTTCATCCAATCTCCTGTGACGATCCAACCAATAAGACTATTAGTGATCATCATCCAACTTCTCCAAGTAACTGCCTTAGCAATTGTTCTTGGTAATTTTTCGAACCAAACTGGTTTTGTAAAACTCATAATTATAACCTTTCTTTTTTGTTCATCATAAATTATATATTAACTTTCAGAAAATGTTGTATTATATACTATATTGTTATTAGTATTATAGGTAGATCGGAAGAG